GTCGCAGCAGCTGAAGTTGGCACAATCGAAGAAGGCGACAACCTGACAAAGTACGGCAAATTCACAAAGGCAGACGGGTTGCCCTGGTGTGGTTCATTTGTCAATTGGTGTGCAAACGAAGCGGGCGTCAAAATTCATTCAGTTGTTTCAACTGCAATTGGCGCACATAAATTCAAGGAGATTCAACGTTGGTCAGGCATGCCGCAGTTGGGATACCTGGCATTCATGGATTTTCCACATGACGGCGTTGACCGCATTTCACACATTGGCATTGTTGTCGGCTTAATTGACACAAAAACATGTTTGACGATCGAAGGTAACACCAGCGGAACAGGCGACCAGCGCAATGGTGGCATGGTTATGGTCAAGGTTCGCGCATACGGTGAAGGCAAGGAAATTGTCGGTTTCGGCATTCCAAAGTTTGTGCCGTACAAAGGAGAATTTCCAAAGGTAGAAGCACCAGCAAAATCAACTGCAAAACCTAAAAAGGAGACAAAAAAATGGTCGAAGCCAAAGCCCTGATCGCGTCATGGGCGCGTTCATTAATGGCAGCAGCACTTGCCCTATACATGGCGGGTGTTACTGACCCAAAGACCCTTGCAATGGCAGGCGTGGCAGCAGTCGCACCAGTCATTTTGCGCTGGTTAAATCCAAACGACAAAGCCTTCGGTTCTACGGGGAAGTGAACCGACGATTCGCAGCGGCAGGGTTGGTTTGGGCACTTGCACTAACCCTGACCGCTTGCGGGTATCAAGGTTGGACACGTTATGAATGCCAAGAATTCGACAACTGGGGAAAAGCGCATTGCCAAAAACCGCAATGTCTCCCCACTGGAACATGCACTGACGACCTACTTGGAATTGAATCGGAACAGACCCGCACGCCGTAAGTCACCCGAAGAAGTCCACGCGCAACTTATCTTGATCATTGGTTCAACCCTTGCAGCGGTGTTTTTGGTCGTAACCGTTGGAATTACTTACGCACTAATATTCGTGACGCAACCAGTAAGCGCGCAAGCACCCAATGACGCAGCCTTTATTGATCTATTGAAAACCCTGGCAATTTTCCTGACGGGTTCATTGGGCGGCGTACTTGCTGGCAATGGGTTGAAATCAAAGCAAAAGCCCGCAGACACGCCGACAAATACGCAAGGTTCTTGACCGCGCGCCAATCATGCGTCACCCTGACTTCAGGTGGTAACACTTACCGCCTAGAATCGGGAGAATTCAAAATGGTACTTGATCTATTAGACCCACAGACATTGCAGCGTTTGGTGCTGCTGGTCATTCTTATGGTTATTTCAGCCGCTGCGGGATACGCCAAAGGTTTCAAAGAAGGCAAGCGTGAAGGCATGGCACGCCGTAAGGCAATGGTTCGCCACATAGCAAACAAGGCGGTCAAATAATGGCTGGCTTCCTGGACAACTACGAAGACGTTGCAGCACGAATCAAAAGGTTTTGGGAAACACACCCGTCAGGGCGTATCGAAAATCACATTGTCGAATTTAATGCCGAAAAGGGTTACATTCTCGTTCAAACACAAATTTTCAAAGAGTATGAAGATGAAAAGCCGTCAGCGATCGATTACGCATTCGGCAACGTGGCAACGTACAACGTCCAAATGAAGAAATTTTTCTGCGAAGACACGGTCACGTCCAGCATTGGACGCGCCATTGGTTTATTGCTGGGCACAGACAAGCGTCCAACCCGTCAAGACATGGAAAAGGTCGAAACAATCAGCACGAAGGTTGCACGATCAACTGCTGACGATTATGACCCGTGGGCACAAAAGCATGGCGACGTGCCTAGTTACAAAACCGCAGCCGAAGCCGAATTGGCTGGAACACCGTCATTTGGTTCATCAGCTGACGGCGTGACATTGCGTGACGCCATTGCGGAAATTGACGGGCAATTGGGCGGGCAATTGGTTGAAGAAGCACCAAAATGCCCACATGGTCACCGCGTTTGGAAAACTGGCAAGAAGAAAAACGGTGAAGACTGGGCGGGTTATTTCTGCACTGAACGCGACAAAGCAACCCAATGTGCGCCGCAGTGGTACATGTTTGGTTCAAATGGGAAATGGCGTGCCCAATGACAAAGCAACGTTTGATTCAAATTGTGGTTTGCGTTGAAATCGTGTTGGTCGTTGCAATGTTGTGGGTGACTTTCAAATGAGTGACTACATGGAGTTAATCAACCCGCAAACAATGACCGCCAAACTGCTGAAGCATGGTGAAGTAATCGCCGAATACAAAGTCGAACAATGCGACGGGTGCGCATTGATTATGAAATTGGACGCCTTCGGTTACAAAGTAGGGCAGGCAGGCGAGAAACTTGCATGGTTGTGCGGTGGTTGTCGGTGAAAATGACATTGACCCGTGAAGAAGAAGTCATTTGCATGCTGGCAGCGGTCAAATTTGTTGCAGACAACAATAAATTCAGCGAAAACCCACAACGTCATCAAAAGGATTTGGGTACGTTTGAATACCTGGTCGAATCGGCTGAATCTATTGGCAGTGAATGGGTGGTTGCAAAATACTTCGATCTACCATTTGACCCGTACGAACAAAAGCGCAAGGTCAAAGCCGACGTGGGCAATGGCATTGAAGTACGCTGGACAAAATACGTCACGGGGCAGCTGATCGTTCATGAATACGACCGTGCAACTGACATTGCGGTTTTGGTGACAGGTCAATCGCCACACTATTTCATTGCAGGCTGGATTCCCATTGCAATGGCGCAGCGTCCAAAGTATCGCCACAGTAAGCAGCCCAATTGGTGGGTCACGCAAATCAATCTTCAGCCAATCGAAAATTTAAGGAAATCCAACTATGGACAAAGTGCAATTTGAATGCCGAATGTGCAAGAAGAAAACCAGTCAAATCGTCGTCAAGATAACCGACCTATTGCCGCCAGGTGTGGAAACAATCCAATGCACAGTGTGCAGTTGCATGACGGTTGCACAGATAGGGGATTCCAGTGCCAATCTATGAGTTTGAATGCACGGTGTGCAAAATCCGTGTTGAAGTGGATAAGTCAATCCATGAAGAGCGTCAGGCACAATGTTGCGGGCAACCAATGAATCGCCTGTATTCAGCCCCGGGGATTTCGTTTAAGGGTAAAGGTTGGGGTCACCAGTGATCACCGTGCTTATGGGCGCACCAGGGGCAGGGAAATCAACCTGGGTTCGAAATAACAAAACAGGCAATGAACACATTTACAACATTGACGCAATCAGGGCGATCAAAGACATGGACGTGAATGCCTACACCCGCCACATGCGCACGAAGGCAATCATGGCGGTCGAACAGGGTTATGACTTAATTGCCGACGCAACCCACGTCATGAAAACGCACAGGTTGTTGTGGCTTGCATTGGCTGACCGTTTGGCAGTCGAAACGCGTTTGGTTGTATTTGATACGCGGCGGGAATTACTATTGCAGGCACAACAAGACAGGGAATTCCCAGTCAAAAACAGTGTGGTCATTGAACAACACCGTAAATTGCAGGTGTCAAAGACTGAAGTCAAGCGTGAAGGGTGGGGTTCAATTGAGATCATTACGCGTTAAGAGTTATGCACAGGCGTTATCCACAGTGGTGCAAAAGGTGTGGGACACGCCCAAAGCCATGCGTAAAGTTATTCAACACTTGACGGGGGGGTGTACGCTGGACGCATACAACAACACCCCGCATTTAAGGGTTTTACATAAGAATGAAGTTCTTTCAAATAATCTTGAAAAGAAAAAGATAAATAAAAAAAGACTTCAATTGTTGTTGTTAATCACTGGCTTCGTCGCACCGATAGGGGCAAGCCCTGCTTCAGCTGCTAATTACTCAATAGACCATTTGAAACTTTATGCACATTCAAGGATTCTTGACTATAAAGAATTCCAGTGTTTCAATCGAATCATCACAAAGGAAAGTCGGTGGTCATACACTGCGCGGAACGGGTCTCACTGGGGGTTGGGTCAAATGAGATCAAAGCACTACGGCACACTTGACCCTTATCGCCAAATTGACGCAACCCTTCGATACATAACAAAGCGTTATCAAACGCCATGCAAGGCGTGGGCATTTCACATTGAAAGGAATTACTACTAGTGGCAAGCGCATTGAAGGACAATGGTTCAACATCTAAGTGGCGCAAGATTCGAAGCCGTATCCTTCAACGTGACGGTTACACTTGCCAGGCATGCGGTGCGGAAGGCAATTCGGTTGATCACATACTGCCACGCTTAGCAGGCGCGTGGGTTTGTGGTATGACTTTTCCAATGATGTCGTCAGTGCAAGTTCCAGTAACGACGCACTGCGGTTTTTGGCATTCGGGTTTTTCCCAGTTTTCGAATTCTTGACATTCATAACGTATCCAACCGTCATACCCGCAAGCGGTCAGGGTTAGTGCAAGTGCCCAAACCAACCCTGCCGCTGCGAATCGTCGGTTCACTTCCCCGTAGAACCGAAGGCTTTGTCGTTTGGATTTAACCAACGCAAAATGACTGGTGCAACTGCTGCAACCCCTGCCATTGCTAGGGTCTTAGGGTCAGTCACGCCCGCCATGTATAGGGCAAGTGCTGCTGCCATAAATGAACGCGCCCATGACGCGATCAGGGCTTTGGCTTGTTCCATTTTTTTGTCTCCTTCTTAGGTTTTGCAGTTGATGTTGCTGGTGCTTCTACCTTTGGAAATTCTCCCTTATACGGCACAAATTTTGGAATGCCGAAACCGACGATTTCCTTGCCTTCACCGTATGCGCGAACCTTGACCATGACCATGCCGCCATTGCGTTGGTCGCCTGTTCCGCTGGTGTTGCCTTCGATCGTCAAGCATGTCTTTGAATCGATCAAGCCGACAACAATGCCAATGTGTGAAATGCGGTCAACGCCGTCATGTGGGAAATCCATAAATGCCAAGTATCCCAATTGCGGCATGCCTGACCAGCGTTGAATCTCTTTGAATTTGTGTGCGCCTTGCGCCGTGCCAACGACTGAATGAATCTTGACGCCTGCTTCATTTGCACACCAATTGACGAAACTGCCACACCACGGCAAACCGTCTGCCTTTGTAAATTTGCCGTATTTGGTCAGATTGTCGCCTTCTTCGATTGTACCGACTTCAGCTGCTGCGACTTCGATCAACCGTGCATTTGTTCCCTGCGGATAAATGCTCACAACCCCAACGCCTTCAAATCGTCAGTAGTTAAACCAAGCGCAGCAAGTTTTGTCTGCGCGGCTTCTTTTGCAGCCAATGCGTCTGCCGCTTCTTTTGCTTTCGCAATTTTTTCGGCTTCTTCTTGTTCAATGTAATCTGCCCAAATTTGAATTTGTGCTTCGTATTCTTCAGCAGTAAATTCAACGTAACCGACAGAATCATTTCCTGATTTCATAACAGGGTATTTTTTCTTTAAATCTTGAATAATCTCATTTCTTGTCATTATCTCGCCAATCCATAAACGCTCACTGTGCCACTGACATTTCCAGAAGCAGACAATAATTGAATTCCTGTTATTGTTTGGAAGTTTGCATTTAACTGACCGCCAATGAGTTGGTTGTAATTACCATGACCCATCCAAATACCAGTCCAGGCAGGTTGAATTGCGCTCGTTCCAACGTCAAAAAATGTTAAATCGCAAACGCTTGAACCAGTTTGACCGTCGAAACCAAGTGTTTGGCTGGTTGCAGCACTAGCCAATTGCGTATTGTCCGTGCCATTGCTGTTGATACCTTTTGATGATCCGTAATAATTCGCGTTTGTGTAAGTTGTTGAACCATACCGTAATCTCAAAACTAATGTGTTTCCGCCTGCATTCCACTTCGTTATGATTACTTTGTAAGCCGTGTATGTGCTTGAAAAAATGTTGTCAATGTTTGCAGTGGTTGCACCACTGAAAGAAGTTGTGCTTATCAATGTCATTCCGCTTGCTGGTGTTGCCCATTTCAGACCTGTTGCAGTGCTTGAATCAGCGGTCAAAACTGTATTGTTTGCGCCAACTGTCAATTTGCTAAATGCGTCTGCGCCCGTTCCCGCTATTAAATCGCCTTTTGCGTCAATTGCAGTTGCCATTGAATTGGTGATTGTGACGTCGCCTGAAGTGCCGCCACCTGAAATACCAGTGCCAGCGGTAACGCTCGAAATATCGCCCGCTTCGCTTGACCACGCTGGGACACCGCCAACAACCGCAAGCACCTGACCGTTTGTTCCAATTGGCAAACGAGTGTTGGTATTAGCAGTCGCGGAAGAATAAGCAAGATCACCAAGCGTCGTCCCTGGTTGCAATGCTTTCAGTCGTGTGTCGACGCCCTGCAATGCGACGTCAAAATCGGCTGGAAGGTCGGTGACCAAATCACTCGACGTGGGTAGAACAAAACCATAGTTGGTAGTTGGGTTTGCCAATTGAGTTTCCTTTCGTTATGACACTATTGTCGCATTCGCCCAGTCTAAAGTCGGCGACACGCTTGCCCATGTTTCGTTGATTGGAACGTCGTTCCAACGCATTGCCTGCAAGGAATACGCCAACGGGGACAATAATAAAGTCACGCTCAAACGGTTATAAGCGGCTTGAAATGACCAGCCCTCGACGAAGCCTTGAAACGTACCTGACGCCATGTTCAATGGCAGATTGTTCAGGGCAATGGCTTCACCCATGAAAATGTTGATCAGGTTGTCACGGTCGCCGTTGTCCATTTCAGGATTCGTCAAGTCAAATGTAATCTCACTAAAAATCGGTTGTGGCTGGGCACGCAATGACAAGTAGAAATTCGCCTGGGCAGTTGCGTCAGCTGCATTGTGAAGCGTTGTTTCAATGATTTGGGCAAGTGTGCCGTATTGGGAAATTGAGTCGGGGTCGCTTGCTGATCGTTCGCTGCTGCTGGTTGCGTCGTACTTAATTGTTAGGGAATTTCGCACGTCGCCGACGCGGGTTTCAATGCGCAAACCTGCTGCACGCGCTTGATTGGCGTCAAGATCGACGTAACCATTTGCTGATAGGTAAGTGGTTCGGTGCGTTGAATCTGCATAACCAATGCGCCCTTGCGCGTCTTCGTAAATGTAGCCAAGCCCTGAAGTCGCCAACGCTGAAACCAATGAATAAACGTCTGTGCGCTCGCTTGACCGTGCCGCCAATTCATAATTGCCAGGTGTATCAATTTCACCCAAACCGTTGTTTTCAGCGTTTGCCCATGTAACTGTTGGGTTATAAGTTGCCCAGGTCAACGCCCCTGGAACGCTTGCCCATGACCCAAAAAGAACCTGACGCAAAATTGTTTCAATTTGATTGCCGTCAAAATCTTTTGACAAAACGCCGTTGGTCAATGCTTTTGGCAAACGTGCCAATGCGCCCAATGCGGTGATCGAATAGGTTTGCGTGAACATGGTTGAACCGACGTCGCGCACTTCCAAACCAATGTCAACAACGTTACCGCCGAAAATGGCAACAAATGCGCCTGAAGTGTCTTTGACTGAAACGCCAATTGTTGAATTGATGTTGACGGGGATTGCGGTTTGACTCACGTCTAGCAGCTGAAGATTAACGTAACCCGCCTGTGCCTGTTCGTAAATGTTTGTTCGACCGCTGCGAATTGTAAGGTTTGCCAAAACTGCGTCGGTGTATTCAACACCGTCAATTTCAACCAACCAAATGGGTGACCATTGCGTCATGTTAAATCGCCACCAGGTTGGTCGCGCCGCCTGTTCCGCGATAGTAAGAATTGTTCAATGTGTCAACGATTGTTCGTGCAGTGCCTTCCTTATCGAACGCACCAGTTACCGTCAGGTTGATTGTTGTGCCCATGCTGGCATTTTCAGCCATACGGAATGAACCAGGATTGAAATTCGAACCTGCGGTGATGCCCGTCGAAGCAGCAGCAGCCGAAGCAGCCACTTTTGCAGCAGTTGAAACGCCGCCACCGCCTGACGTGGTCGCTGCCCCGCCACCCGACGGTGCTGAAATTGTTGGAATTGACGGCACTGCGGTTGAAACCGTTGGTGTCTTGATCGACGGCACACTGACGGTCGGTGTTGAAATCTTTGAAACGTTTGGCAAAAATGGAATTGCATTGTAGGCAGAAATCAGTGCATTGATTCCAGCAACCGCCCCGGAAATCAAACCATTCAAAATCTTGACCACGCCCGCAATGACGTCAATGACGCCGCCTGCGATTTTGCCTGCAACCTGTAACGCCCCACCCAGTACCGTGCCAATGACTGGTGCAAGATAGGTCGCAATGTAACCGCCAAATTCTTTGAATGTGTCTAGGTTGTCACCGATTGCGTCTTTGACATAGGAAAAGGCTTTGACCATGCCGTTGATGATCGGCGTGAAAACACTGGTGATGATGTTGCCCAATGTTGTGATCGTGCCACCAAGTCCGTTGCCGTCCAGGCTAAATGCTTTTGAAAATGCGTTGATTGCTGGCAATGCGTTTTGATTGATGAAATTGATAACCTTTTCAAGAATAGGCAACAACGCAAAACCGATTGTTTCCTTCGCTTCGTCGAAGGCGACCTGCATGCGTGCAATTCGTCCCGCGTATGTGTCGGCGTTACGCGCAGCAGCCCCGCCAAATAAATCTGAAAGGCGACCTTGCACCTGGGTGAAATCCATTGTTTTCAATTCAGCAGCTGAAAGTCCAATGCCCAATTTGCCAAGCGCAGCGGTGTTTCCGTCGTACGCCTTGCCCAATGCGTTTGCCACTGTTTCCAGCGGTTTGCCTGTTGCCGTGGATACGTCCAGCGCGGTTGAAAGTAAATCTTGCGCTTTTGTGATGTCGCCCGTCGATCTAACAAGGCGACCCAATGCTGGGCGCAGTTGATCGTCAGCCACACCAGTGGCAAGTGACATTTGAAGGATTGATTGTTCAGTTGCTGCAATTTGTGCCGTTGTCGCGCCCGTAGCGTTCTCCAACGCCAATGCCAACTGTGTCTGTGCCTTTTCGTCTTCAATGGCGGCTTTGACGCCTTCAACGCCGATTTTGATTGCGTAAGCACCAGCGGCTGCGGCTGCGGCTGCAAACGCCGCGCCAACCATTTTGCCAACCTTGCCCATTTTGTCGCCAAATGAATCAACGTCAGCCGACGCCGATTTCAGCGATTTGTTCAGATTGTCAACGTCGTTGACATTGGGCTGGAAGTGCGGGACGTGGGAACGACCATGTTTACGCAGACTTACTCAATCACGGCATTGGGTGCATTGTCCCGTTTGCCAAAGGTTATCTTTCAAGATTCGTTAGCGCGTGATTTTGACGGTGATCAAATTTATGAAGTGCTTCAAACAGTTTTGCTGAATACTTGGGCGGAAGTGGCAGGGGCATTGACTTGGGCGAGTTACAACCCGACAACAACCTGGGCAGACGCTGAAAATGTTGGCTTAGGCGTCATTGACCGCCCTGGAGATTATGACCTTGCAGCACGCGGCGGCGGTGCTGAACCAATTGACGTTTATTCATTGGTCAGCCGTTTGGCAACTTCAGGGCTAGGTTATTTATGGGAATGCGCCTGCGGGTTAATCAATTATGCCGACAGTACGCACCGCGCTCAGTATCTAAGCACCAACGGCTATGTGGCACTGACCGCCAACCAAGCACGTGCGGCAGGTTTGCGCATTGAAACCCGCGTGGGCGACGTACGCAACGCCATAACCATTCAATACGGGGCAAGCAGCAGCAGCGAAGTCAGTGCAAGCGACCCTGGTTCAATTTTGACTTATGGCAATCTTTCCCAAATCATCACGACGACACTTCACGATTCAACGGACGCAACGTCCCAAGCAAATTTCTATTTGGCATTGCGAGCAAATCCGCAGCCAATCTTCAGTGAGATCACTTATGACCTGACAAATCCTGAAGTCGACGACGCCGACCGTGACGCCCTGATCAATGTTTTCATGGGGTTGCCCGTGGCGATCAACGACCTACCTGGCAACATGGGTTCGATTTTTCAAGGGTTCGTCGAGGGCTGGTCGTTTCAGGCGTCATACAACCAACTTTCGGTTTCATTAATTGTCTCACCAACTGCCAATTCATTGCAGGCACTTGAATGGCAAAAAATTGCAAACACTTTTACGTGGTCAAGCGTGTCGCCGACACTTGACTGGGCACGTGCAACAATTATCACCTAAGAAGGAGAGAACCTATGACGAACCCGACCACCCCCTTTTCGTGGCAAATGCCGACGGCGAGCGATCTCGTCACGGACTTACCAGCCGACTTCGAAACCTTCGGTCAAGCCGTTGCGACATCAATGGCTGACTTGCTTGGTGGCACAACAGGTCAGATTCTTTCAAAGGCATCAAACACCGACATGG